GTGGAGGGCACAGCCTGCATGCGTCGCACGCGCCGGACTGGTGAGCGCTACATGGCGTGCTTCTACCGGCTCAAGCCGCAGGTGCGACCGGCTGACTTCGATGCGCTCTACCAGGTGTTCGGGCTGGGGACGAGGTGATGGGTCGAAAAGGACTCACGCCCAAGCAGTCGCGCTTCGTCAAGGAATACCTTATCGACCTGAACGCGACTCAGGCTGCGATCAGGGCTGGGTTCCGGCTGTCGGAGTCATCGCCGGCGCGGTGGTATGTCTATTTCCTGATCGACCCGAGAGACGGCCGGATCTTCTACGTCGGCAAGGGGAGCGGCTGCCGCATGAGTGACCACGTAAAGGCTGCGGTTTCGGCGCGAGAGGGGAATGGCGCCAAGGCCCGCATGATCGCAGAGATCCTTGCTGCGGGCATGAATGTGGTTGAGACGATCTTCGTAGGGTTTGACGATGAAGGGGCCGCCTATGACTGCGAGCGGGAGTTGATCGCGAGGCTCCGCCATGCCGGTTTGACCAATATCGCTGGGGGCTGTTGGTCCGCAAAGGCGCTGGCCAAGGAACGAGCACGGTACATGCTTGCAAGAATGAAGCCACTCGAGGAATGGCTCAATAGCCTATCGAACGAGACAGCAGGGCAGATCGAGCGCGTATGTGGATCTCCGGAGGCGTGGTATCGCCGCTTGGTTTCAGTGCTCGAGCGGGAGGCCGAAGACCCCTCCCCGAACGTCATCGTTGTTGATGTGCACGGACGTGTCACGTTCGGCTGGGAACGAGCATGAGCAAGAAGAAGACGCGCCCTACTGCAAAGCAGGGGACCTCGAGGGCGGCAGCGGAAGCGCGCCGAAGGAGGTTCGTCGAGGCTTACATCACGAACGGAGGGAATGCGACAGAGGCAGCCGTCGAGGCGGGGTACAGTCCGCGATCAGCCGGGCAGCAAGGGTCGCGCCTGTTGAAAGATGTGAAGATTTCTGCGGCCATCCAGGCGCGTCGAGAGGCGCTGATGGAGAAGTACGAACTGACCTCGGAGATGGTGACGCGCAGCATCGTCCAAGAGCTGACGTTTGATCCTGCGAAGCTCTACAACGAGGATGGCTCGCTCCGGCCTCTTCATGAGATCGATGAGGACACGAGGATGGCGCTGACGGGCGTGGAGTTTGTCCAGGTAGGCAGCCCTGATGCGCCTGTGTTCGTGAAAAAGGTGAAGTGGGCGCAGCGCCATCAGGCACGTGATCACGCCATGCGGTTTCTTGGCATGTTCGAGCGCGACAACAAGCAGAAGAGTGATCCGCTGACGGAGCTACTGAAGGGGCTTGCGGGCAACGTGTTCGGCGCTGGCACGGCCGCTGGTGGTGATGAGGATGAGGATTGACCTTCACGGCAGAACAACTGGCCGCGAATCTCAATGATCCCTGGTGGCGGCTGTCGAATCTGTACAAGATCATCGTCAAGGGTGACGACGACGATGATGGGCTCGTCCTGCAGTTCCGCCCCAACCGCGCGCAGCGTCGCCTGCTACGGCGCCTGCACACCCGTAATCTGATCCTCAAGGCGCGTCAGCTCGGCTTCACGACGCTGATCGCGATCCTCTGGCTGGACACGGCCTTGTTCTCGAAGAGTCCGATCCGCTGCGGCATGATCGCCCAGGACAAGGAGGCGGCGGCGAACATCTTCCGCGACAAGGTGCGCTTCGCCTATGACCGCCTGCCCGAGAGCCTGCGGCTTGCCCTGCCTCTGGAGAAGGCGACCGCAAACGAGCTCGTGTTCGCGCACAACAAGGCAAGCATTCGCGTCGCCACGTCCATGCGGTCCGGGACGATCCACCGCCTGCATGTGTCGGAGATGGGCAAGATCGGCGCCAAGTATCCGCAGAAGGCGCGCGAGGTGGTCACCGGCTCATTCCCGGCCGTTCCGCAGACTGGGGTGATCGTGGTCGAGTCCACGGCCGAAGGGCGCGAAGGCGAGTTCTACAAGCTCACCATGCGCGCCAAGAGCCTGAGTGACGCCGGCCGGCAGCTCGGACGCAAGGACTTCGCCTTTCACTTCTTTCCCTGGTTCGATGAGCCGGGCTACGTGCTCGATCCGGGCCAGGTCGTGATCAGCGAGCAGGATCGCGAGTACTTTGAAGAGGTCGAGGCGAAGATCGGCCGCCCGCTCTCGGACGAGCAGCGTGCCTGGTATGTGGCGACGCGCGATAGCGACTTCTCTGGCGAGGATGAAAAGATGTGGCAGGAATACCCGTCGACGCCGGAAGAGGCGTTCCAGGTCAGCACGGAGGGCTGCTTCTACTCGAAACAGCTCACGGCGGCGCGCAAAGATCGGCGCATCGTGCCGCGCATTCCGCTCGTGCCGGGGCCGGTCAATACTTTCTGGGACCTGGGACATAGCGGCAGCAGCGACGCAACCGGGATTTGGTTCCACCAACGCGTTGGGATGGAGAACCGGTTTCTGCGCTACAAGGAATGGGATCTTGGTGAGACGATCAGCGAGTACGTCCGCTACCTGCAATCCACCGGCTACACCTTCGGACGCCACTACCTACCGCACGACGCGGAGAACAAGCGGCTCGGGCTCGATGCGAACAAGTCGATTGCGGACCTGTTGCGTGAGGCCATGCCGGGCCAGAAAGTCGAGATTGTTGATCGCGTCGATTCGATCCATACGGGCATCCAGATGGTGCGTGACGCGTTCCCGTCTTGCTGGTTCGACGAGGAGGGCTGCGCTGACGGCATTGCCCATATTGGGGCGTACCGGAAGGAATGGGACGAGCAGCACGGCGTTTGGAAGCCCACGCCGCGCCACGATCACACCAGCCATGCGGCCGACTCGTTCCGACAGTTTGCGCAGGAGGTCTCGGGCGGCAATGTGTTCCGCGAGGGCTACGGCGGTGCAGGTAAGCGACGCGCGAGCGGGAGCTGGCGCACGGCCTGAAATGCTGGCTGGCCGAACACAATCGCCCCTGTTTGCAACATCAAGGGGCTGCCATGGCGGTCATGATTGGAGGCGCCAAAGCCTGGAAGGTGCGCCAGCACGGCGACATCGGCGTGTCGTTCCAGTGGATCAACGAAGAGCCGGCGATGGTGCTTTTCCCCGCGCGTCGCTCGATTGCCGGCGCAGGGGCTTACGTAATCTGCCTCTCCGCCGCCTTCCGTTACGCCGACTCGAAAACCGGTGCGCCGACGGAGTACCTGATCCGCCAGGCTGTAGCCGCGGCGTCGCAGCTTGGGTTCGCGCGGACCGATACCTTTGCTGCGCGCAAGATCGCCGGGGTGATCGTCGACAGCCTCCCTGACCTGGTTGCGATGCCGCCTGAGCCGACCGGGCTCAACGCGCAGGAGCAAGCCGCCGTCGGCGAGCTTGCAATCAAGCTGGACGGGCAGACGATCGCCGAGCGTGAGGTCTCTGCCCCGACGATGGACGAGCTGGTGACCCTGCAATGAACGGGTTCGAGAATGTCCGGGCATCGAGCCCGTTCGATGATCCGACTCGGATGGGCGGCACGGCGAAGGTTGTCGCCGCAAAGCCCAAGCGCAGGCATAACCTCGACAGCGAGGAAATGAAGGCGCGCTTCACGAAGCTGCGCGAGTGGTTCGATCAAGAGCATCAGCGCCAGGCGGCAAACCGCTTTCAGATGGCGCTCGACTGCGACTACTACGACGGCCTGCAGTGGTCCGAAGAGGATGCCCAGGTGCTGCTGGACCGCAATCAGGCGCCGCTCGTCTTCAACGAGATCAAGCCGACGATCGACTGGATGATCGGTACCGAGCGCCGCACGCGGATCGACTACAAGGTTCTGGGGCGAGAGAAGAGCGACAACGATTCCGCGCTCGCCAAGACGCAACTCCTGAAGTACCTCGATGACACCAACAAGGCCCGCTTTCATCGGTCGCACGCCTTTGCGGATGCGGTTCGGGCCGGCGTGGGCTGGCTGGAGATCGGCCTGCGCGGCGACCCGACCGAGGAGATGCTGTTCGTGCGCGCCGAGTCGTGGCGCAACATGCTCTACGACAGCAACGACGCCACGCTGGATCTGTCCGAGGCGCGCTACGTGTTCCGCTGGAAGTGGCTCGATCAGGACGTGGCAGAGGCCTACTTCCCTGATCGTAAGCACATCATCCGGCAGGCGGTAACTGATGGCGTGTCGATCACCGCAGAGGACGATGACGAGATCTGGTATCTGGGCGCCCGCGTGACTGCACCCGGCCAGGATTATGCCGGGGCAAGCGTGGGCCGCTACTCGCCGATCGACCATGCCGCGCTTGCATGGTCACGTCGTGCTCGCGTGAAGATGATCGAGTGCTGGTATCGACAGCCTGTGCTGCGCCGCAAGTTCGCCGGCGGGGATTTCGTTGGCCAGGTGTTCGACGGCACCAACCCGGAGCACGTCGAGGCGCTTCAGGCGGGGTACGGGCTTTTCGACAAGCTCGAGATGGAGATTCGCTGCGCCATCTTCACCTCCGCCGGAATGGTGTGGGAGGGCGCATCGCCGTTCCGTCACGGCAGATTCCCGTTCGTGCCGGTGTGGTGCTACCGCCGGCAGCGCGACAACGCGCCCTATGGCGCCATCCGCCAGTTGCGAGACCCGCAGGACGACATGAACAAGCGCCACTCGAAGGCGCAATGGATCCTGTCGACCAACCAGGTCGAGATGGAAGAGGGCGCGGTCGATGACATCGAGGAGCTGCGCGCCGAGGTTGCGCGCCCGAACGGCATCATCATCAAGAATCGCGGCCGGGAGCTGAAGATCAACCGCGACACGCAGCTCGCCGAGGAGCAGTTGCTACTGATGGATCGTGACGCGGCGCACATCCGCAACGCAGCGGGCGTGACCGCGGAGAACCTTGGGCGCGACACGAACGCCAGGAGCGGCAAGGCGATCCTCGCCAAACAGGAGCAAGGCAGCGTTGTTACCGCAGAGGTCTTCGACAACCTTCGCCTGGCGATGCAGCTCGCTGGCGAGATCGAGCTCGCGTGCATCGAGCAGTTCTACTCGGCGCCGAAGGTGATCCGCATCCTAGGCGAGCGCGGTGCGGCGAAGTACGAGCAGATCAACCGGTTCGACCCCGACACCGGCGAGATCCTCAATGACGTGACCGCCTCGCATGCGGACTTCGTCATCAGCGAGCAGGACTACCGATCGTCCCTGCGCGAGGCGATGTTCGAGAGTCTCTTCGACATCGTGGGCCGGCTCGCGCAGATGAATCCACAGGTGGCGCTCAACCTGCTGGACCTCGTAGTCGAGATGGCCGATCTGCCAGGGCGCGACGAACTCGTGGCGCGGATCCGGAAGATCAACGGTCAGCGCGACCCGGATGCTGACCCCACGCCCGAAGAGACGCAGGCCGACCAGCAAGCTGCAGCACAGCAGGCTGAGGCGAAACAGCTCGAACTTGATCGCGCACGCGCCGAGCTCGACCAGATCAAGGCAAAGACCCGCGACATCGTTGCAGCGGCGCTGGAGAAGGGCATCAAGGCGGGCTACGCCTCGATGCAGGCCGGACAGGTGATTGCGACCATGCCGGCGGTGGCGCCGATCGCGGATGAGCTGATGCGCGCGTTCGGCTATCAGCCGCCGACGCCCGCTGGCCACGACCCGAATTTCCCTGTTCCCGCCGGCGCGACCGCGCCGCAGGTCGAGTTCCCGACCAACACCAGCCCGATGCTCCCGGCCGCGCCCTCATCACCTGGCGTGGGCGCCATGGAGGGCATCGAGACCCAGCGCGCCGACGGCGTGCAGCCCAGCCAGACAGGAGCATGAGAAATGGCGAAGAAAGGAACCAACGTGATGCCCGTATCGAATGACGACTGGCAGGCAAAGAACGATCTCGACACGATGATGGAGTACGAGCGCATCTGCAAAGACCCCAAGCGCAAGGCGAAGGCGCAAGCCCTTGCCAAGCAAAAGATGATGAGCATGGCAGCGGTTGCTGCCGAAGCCGACGAAGACTGATCGCAACCCTTAGAGGAGCAGGAGCACCATGCCCAAGCACGACATCGAAGACAACGAACTGGAAGGCCTTTCCGAAGATGAGCGCGCGGCGCTCGAGGCGGAAGACGACGAGGCCGAGATCCTGAAGAGCATCGCGGACGACGAGGACGACGAGGATGGCGAGGACCCCGACGGCGAGCAGGGCGACGACGAGGCCTCTGCAGGTGAGCGCGATGAGGACGAAGAGGGCGAAGGCGACGAGGCGGACGCCGCCGGCGCGGATGGTGACGCCGATCCGAGTGTGACCTCGACGGCTGCGCCGCGCAAAGAAGCGCCCCCCGAGTTCCAGCCGCAATTCACGGCCGCGGTTCCCGAGGATCTTGCCGCGCGCCTCGAAGGCGTGAATCAGCGCTTCGGCGAGCTGCAGCAGAAGCTGGAGGACGGCGAGATCTCGGTCGCCGACTACGTCGTGCAGAACCAGGCGCTGGTTGATGAGCGCATGGCGCTGAAGTTGGCCGAGGAGCAGGCGAAGTGGGCGGCCAGTCAGAACGCGGCGCAGCGCCAGCAGCGCTGGGCGTGGGAGGTCGAGCGCTTCTATGCGGGCGAGGCGGCGGCGATCTACAAGGATCCCATCCTGAAGGCTGCGCTCGATGTCGCGGTGCGCCAGCTCGACGCTGATCCAGCGAATGCCAAGCGCTCCGACGCATGGATTCTGGAGGAGGCCGACCGCCAGGTGCGCGAGCGCATGAGTCTCGGCTCGACGCAGCGGCCGAGCCGGGAGCGCAAGGGCGGCAAGCAGCCCGACCTGTCGAACCTGCCCAAGACGCTGGCCAACCTGCCGGCTGCCGAGCTCTCGGAGACTGGTGCCGACGAGTTCGCCTACTTGGAGAAGCTTGCCGACAAGGATCCGATGGCCTACGAGGCGGCGCTGCGCAAGCTGACACCCGAGCAGGAAGCACGCTATCTGGGGGTGGCGTGATGAAGGCCTACATCGGAACGAAACTGATCCTCGCAACCCCAATGGATCGCGCAGCCTACAACGACTACCGCGGCTGGGAGCTCCCGGCCAACGAGGACGGCGCCGACGAGGGCTATCTCGTCGAGTACCTGGACGGAGGGCGTGCGAACGACTCGCGTCACGCCGGCTACATCAGCTGGAGTCCGAAGGACGTTTTCGAGCGCGCTTATCGCGCCTCTGATGCCATGACCTTTGGGCAGGCACTGGAAGCCCTGAAGGCCGGCAAGCAAGTGGCGCGCGCCGGCTGGAACGGGAAAGGGCAGTTCGTCTATCTGGTGCCGGCCGCCAGTTACCCGGTGCAGACCGGCGCAGCCAAGGCGATTTTCGGGGATGCAGCGCTTGTGCCGTACCGCCCCTATCTTGCGCTGAAGACGGCGCAGGGGGATGCCCCAACCTGGGCGCCCAGTTGCAGCGACGCCCTGGCCGAAGACTGGATGATCGTCGAATGAGCATGAAAGTCGACCTCCGCGTGGGCGAGGCGCTGCGCCTCGATGGCGGCCGCATTGTCGTCACGCTGCTTGAGAAGTCGGGCCAGCGGGCGCGCATCAGCGTGGAGGCCGACGATTCGGTGAAGATCCAGTTGCCACGGAGCGCGCAAGTCTGCGGGCTCGACGACGCTCGCGGGG